GGCAAAACTCGACGGGCCCCGAAGGGCCCGCCCCGTTTGTTACGGCGGTCGGCTCCGCCTCCTAACATATGTCTTAGGTCGGACTTCCGCTCTATTGAGGGAAGAGCTTCTGACCCCACTCGTTTGGCAACCTCGGAGAGTGATGACCGAATATGTATGAATGCAGGGTCGGCTCCAAGCGCCGTGCACCCAACTTAATGGGGCAGGGGCAACGATTGCAAACAGGACTTTTCATAGACACCGCCATACCAACAGGAAGACGCAGTCACACCTTGAGCGCAATCGCCGTAATCCCCTTTTACGCACACCACACTGAAGGTCCCTGCTTCTAGTGCCTTACAGATTTAAGTAGCGGGAATGGCCAGACCTCGCGACCCTCCCATGGAGGGCAAGACTCGCGTTTCTTCCGATAGGTCTGGAGTAGGAGAGGTGAAAATTTTGACCATTTGTCGACACACCACTCAAGACTTCCCTGAATTCCTCGAGATTGACGTAGGATTTACGACCGGAGTAAGAGCTCCTTGGGGTCCATTCTAACTTAATAGAGATGGCAAGGAACTTTCACCCGATCTACCACTACTCGAAAATTTCAGGGTTATCTTGAGCTTTAGTGCAAGACTCAACAAACGGGTCTACAAAGACTTTTCACTTCTCCGGCTGCCCCGTGATTCTGGTGAAAAACCCAACTTAATGGGGCGTACACGCGTGAAACTAGCATCAGCACCTCCATCAGCCCAAATTAATGGGACAGGTAGGAGACGCAAGACCTGATGTTTCGAATCAGTTGTGTCCATTACAATCACCATAGTCACGGGGCAGCCGTCAGCCCCGCTTTAAATCTGCAAACACTTAGTCAAAGCAGCGATGGCGTCATCAAATGTCTCCTGACTAAGCACATGATGGGCGTATCCAGGCTCGATCCCCTGTAAGTCGCAATATGTACTCAGATCGAAAGCCTCTTCTGACACCTCCACAACGTACATCCAGAGGTTACCTTTCTGCACACCTTCGGGATGTTGCTCCATGGCATAGGTTCCCACGTTGTGATATCCTATCTTCCTGTCACACAACTGGTAAAGATGGCGTAGGATAGGATCATGAGGCGACTCTTCATAGGCAGAGCATACTTTGGCTTGCAATAGTTGACGCGGCGTCAGCGCTGTGGTGTTACGCCCCCAAAGTAGCCTAGAAAAGATTTTGTTAACGGACCTGTAGGGTCGGAGCATGTCATCCCAGTACAAGCTGCAAAAGCCAGCACTACCTGGTCTCTCAGCGACGTCGATCTTGATGTTGAAGCCAAGCTTGGTGAACTCCTCCGCATAGGTCTTCGGGTCAATAGCAGGAGTAACACCAATCAAAGCATCATCACCTTCAACTACACAGTCGTATTTAACGCCCAGCTTGTTGCAGACGGCATCTATGGTACACAGGTTCACAAAGGTGTTGCCTAAGCTGGTGTTGTAGTCGCCAGAACATCGAATTGCAGGAATACGAGCTGTGAAAGTTTCGCTGGAGAAGGACCGATGAGGTCGACGAAGGTACTTGTCTAGGATGGGGAAATGTCGCAAGGTATGTCTGTAGAGGACTCGCTCTGTCACAGAATAGATCTTCTCATTCATTGAGCATTCAAAAGCGCTGTGGTCCGTGACAAGAAACATTTGGTGGTGACGCAGTCGTTCATCGATTGACTTGACTTTGTCCTTCAACGAAAGCTTCTTAACAGAAAACGGTTGAGAAAAGAAGTGTTCGTTGAGGCGGAACAGACAAAGCGCGCCAAGAGCTTTGAGACCTGGCTCCGTATTGGCAATATTACGTGGGGGCTTGCCAATAGGATAGGGCTCATCCTTCGAGAAGAGACTATGGTCCATCTGTCTGAAGACTCCTTGACGCATCGAATCAATGGCCGGACCGCATTCACGCAACCATTGCTCCTTTCTAGTTGATGACCACGAGCAGGAGGACAAGTAGTCCTCCACTCGCTGCTCCGCGAATATCTCCTCGTCGTCTCTGAAGTTTAGTTCGCGTGATAATCGCGTAGCAGACTCTCGCAACAAGTTTAAGGAAGCACGTGAGGGAGTGTGGTTCTTTCGCAACTGTCTGTTTATCATCCCAGAAAGGAGCGTAAGCGGGTCGTTCCTGTCGTAGAAGATCCAATTGTGGGGTTGGAGTGTATCCTTCATCTGCTCGAGCTCTGAGGAAAGAGAATCTACCACTAACTGTGGTTCCTGAAGCATTCTCTTGCATCTGGCTAGCGACGGGGCTAACCTCTGGAGCAGGTAATGGCGCGTCCCCTTGCGTGGCGTCGTCAATCGGTCGATGAAGCGCTGTTTGAGTCGCACAGTGCACTCCTGCATTGGGTGGAGGCTTGGAAGAAGAATGTGGCATCCCTCGATCCGCGGCAGGTACTGATCTGGTTGAGGATTCTTCTCCCTTTTTAACCTTTGAATCGACGTATTGAGCGACAGACGCACCATATGCTCCGATTTTGTCAAGAATGGACTGTCGGAGCTCACCAGTCCATACTCTGGAGAAAGAGCTGAAGATGTTGAGAAGGTTGCGGACTGCAGCCGGGAGTATGGCTCCGGCTTTCTCGGCAACTGCGCTCAGATCCCAGTTGCTCAAGGCTTCCCTGATCTGGCCTGCTTCGATCTCTCTGAGTTGAGAGCGGGCGGCTTCTATCGTTTTGACTCGCATTCGATTGAGGGTCCCGTCATCTAAGTTAAGATGAGAAGAAAATGTGTTAAATGCTGCATTCAGGGCTCCATTAGTGAATGGGATGCCCGCAAGTCTAGTGACCATGGCGTCACGCACATAAATCAACACACCATTTTCTTCGAGAGCTTCCCGTCTTTCATGAGCTCTCCGGTTCAGGGAGCGGCAGTCCGGTAACTTATCTTCAGGAGCATTATCCGTAGGGACAATTCTCGTTGCTCTGCTTCGGATCACCTCCTCTTTGGGCTCTTCTGGAGTCGGCTCTGGTGACGTCGACGCATCAACCCGAAGAGCTTGAGGATCTGCTTCAGATGGTTCTACAGCATCCTCCTGCTGCTCAGATTCATCCGTAGTGTCACTCTCTGTGTTAAGCTCCTCCTCTTCTTCCTCTACTGTGTCAGGCTCCTCCTCTTCTTCTTCTGCATCCTCATTTGCTTGAATGGGCATAGGGCGCGGTTGAAGGAGATCAACCAGGGCCGCCACATCTCCAGGCAAATCAGGAACAACTGAGCTGTAGACGCTTTGACAGTGTGAGTCGATGTCCCACTTCCCAGCTAGCATGCGACGCAATTGCATTTCAGTGGGTGGTTGCATCGCGAAGAAAGCATTAACCTTCTTGCCATGCTTGAGATACATACGAGCCCAAGTCAGATTCCTGAAATCAACAGTTGATTTGAGTGATGACATCGTTGAGAAGTCATGCTCAATGGCTGCAATTCTTGAACCAACTGTGAGATCATGCTTGAACTCTTGGAAGTGCTCAAAGCTCCATTTTGTACGACTATGAGCGACAATGTGAACGCAGTGCATAGTCTCTTCTGGCGAGAGGACTTTGAGGTAAGCATAGCAAGGTCTGGTGAAGTACATCAGGGCCATTTCCACCTCATGCTTCCTTGATGTCAACATGCCGTATAAATCCTTGTCCGTAGGAAAGGTGCGATGTTCTCTTTTGTACCGGACAAGAGTTTTTTCAGCATGATCAACACCATGGACGCGTTGAGCTGGAACATGTATCTCTATGGTCGGCAAAGTTTCACCTGTCAAACTGAAGAAGGCCTTCTTTAGCTCCTTGAGGGTGATCCCATGGCAGACATCAAAAGTGTGGCACGAATGAATCCAATAGTGCATGAAATCCTGCCTATACCAATTCCTCTCCTTCTTGTTCACTGGGGTCCGAATCAACTCCCCATCCAACCCGATGAACTTTGATGGGCGATCAATGGGCTTATAAGCAAAATGGTTAAGAATTTTGGTGGTATAGGCCTGATACCATCGAGCACCGGTTGGTAAACCAGGATCAATCATGTGCAAAAGCTCTCCTAGGCGCATCTCTCTGCCAGTGGGCCCCCCACGCCTCATATGGGCCCTGTTAGGCCCAATTATGAGCTGGAGGTCGATGGTCCCCTGGATATTGTACGTGTACATCAATCCGTTCCGCACGACATTGAGGCGAATTGATCGAATGATTGAGCATAACAGAACGCTTTGCAGGATTGTGAACTCAAACTCGGGCTGAATAGGCTGTGGATATCGCCGTCTCTGTTCAGCTGCTCGGTTTTTGAGGTCATCCAGCATGGTTTTCGAATCATTCGTATAAGTGTGCGTCTTGAATAGCTTATCGAGCAACACATCTAAGTGTCCATCTTTGATGTCTGAAAGCACTCTCTCCACTGTGACGTCGAAGGCCGACGCCACACTCTCCACCACGCAGTATCCATCATGAACAGGCTCTTTCACATCGTCACGACTCTTTGGGCCGAAAAAGAAGGAATCAATGAACGCCACTGTAAGATAATAGGCCCAAATGGCAAAAATGTTCTTGAATGTAAAGAACAAAATTTTGAAGGGCGAATATGAATAAGCTGCATAAGCCTGAAAGAGAAAATCAATGACGCGACCGAAAAATGCTGCCACATTTGTTCGGTGCAGATTGTCTTCGAAAAGATCAGAGATTTTAACTGTAATATAATTCATAGTGTTGTATTTCATGATGGTAGGGTGGGCGAATTAACGTCTTCCCCTTGACGGAGCCGCTGTAGGGACTGAATGTCTCACAGACCGATTCATCCGACAACCACGGTATCCTCGTTTGTCTTCCGGTTTAGGTACGGCCCTAACGAATTCATCACAAAGAAAATGTTAATCCCAACAACTCCCATTCCCTGAATGAGTACTAAAACATGAAGTCGACCATGGCATATGTATGTAGTGTATGAAAGCACTGTGGTCGAGTTCAATCGTCTTCGTCATTTAGAGAAAAGAAAGCCATTGGGCATTTTCCAAGGACTCGACGGGTTCGGTTTCCAAGCTGGGGGTTCCTGAATACTAACCCAGATTAGCTCCCCGAACAAGTTCCCGTTCGTTAAGGTCGCCGAAATAGACCACCGG